TTCCAATTGATTGTTTCGCGCAATGTAATCGCGCATAAATGCCAATCGGTTTGATTGGTTTGGCCGGTGTTTTCACCGCCGTTTGTTTTGCATCCATAATTATTTGTTTAGTTTAATTTTACCAAAGTTAATCATTTATTTCATTAATACAATTTTCAATCAATATTTATTTCATTTTCTTGTAATATTTCAAAAAACTTTTCGCGAATCCTTTCAACCATTTCATATTGGTTTTCTTTGAGATCTTCGTATTTCCAAATTCGACGAAGTTCATCTTTGATTTCGGTCAAGGCGTGCCACATTTTATTTGACTTGACGGCGTTGTCAAATTCGAATTGATCGTCCGGTAAATTGTATTCGATTGTTGCTTTCATTTCTATATTTTAAGGTTGTACGTTAATTATATTTTAGTGCTATATCATTTTGATCCAAGACATGTGGCAATTTTTACCCGTTGTCTTTTATCGATATGTCAAGACAAAATTTGTCGAACCATTCCAGGAATGAATCAAAATCCTTGGCGATTATATACGTTCCGCCGGATCGTTCAATCATTGCTTGATAATTCTTTTGCGCTTCGGACTGGCGATCCTTTCCAATCTTGACTTCAATCTTTACCGAACGGCCATAAATCGTTGCCGAAATATCGGCCGATCCTGGTGTTCCAGTTCCTTTCGTCCATTGTCCTTCGGTCATTGTTCCGTCGGTTCGTCGTGACCTTCGAAATACGCCCATTGTATTAATTCGTTCCGCTTGATAATCGGAAAAATTAAGGAAGTCGCATATACATTTTGTCAATCCGTTTGCGGTCTTGTCGGAATAAGCGGTCAAAGGTATCGTGTGACCGGGTGCGGTTGGATATCTATAAGAAAGATATTTGAATTCAACCGCTTTCAATCTTGTTTTGGATTCTTTGTTCATGATATGTTTTTGTTTTAATTTCAATTTCAATTGTTGTTGCTTGTCAACCGATTTGCTAACTAAATGACTTTTAAATTCAATCCATTCATCTTTAAGTTTTCTTATTTCATTTTCATCTTGAATCCATTTTTGGTCATAATAAAAACCTTCGTCCCTTATTTTTTCAAAAACATAATGATCATTATGAAATCTAACAACATCCGGATCAAAGCTTCGATATTGACTTGCCTTTTGTTTTGCTATAATTTCATTATAATCGGCAACAAATTCATTCCAATTTTTTTCAATGTCTTTCATGATAATTGACCATTTAAAACAATAAAAGTATCGCATCTATATTGAAAGCTTCCATGAAATTCGCCTTTCAATCTTAATTGCCGAATCTTTTTAAATCGTTGCTTTGAAACATAACCTTTTATATACGCGGTTGAATGACTTGAATTTACATCCACAAACAAATAATAATCGCATTGTTGTTCGGCATTGAATAATGAAAGATTGCATTCGTATTCGTCCCTTGGTGGCGCATTATGTTCCATTGTTTTGACTTCAATTTTTGATCCGTCAATCAATAAGTCAAAGTTCAAATCGCCGGAATGAATGACAAGCTTGCCTTGTTCCTGGTAATAATCAAAGGCGACAATTTCGCCAATAGCGCCAATCAAATTCCCTTCGCCGTCCTTGATTGAATTTTTTAATTTGTTAAAAGAATACAAATTTTTTGCTCGCTTGATTTGTGATTCTGTGATTTTAATTTTTATCATTTTGTTTAGTTTACTTGTTTATTAATTTCGTCCCAAATATCGCCTTCATTTGTGACCGATTGGTCATCAATCAATTCAAAGTATCGGCCGCCGTGATCTCGTTCTTTTCTTAAATCTAATTTTTTATATTTCGCGTATTCCGAAATCCACTTCAAATAACGTCGCGATTCAATATCTTTCCAACCGTTTGTTTCTTGTTGGAACAATTGGATTGACGCGTTGTTGTAATGGCGAATATTGGATTCGATGTGGCCGTCGTTCACGAAGTCAAAGAAATCTTTACTTGTCGCCTGGATGAATCGTTTCGAATCGGCGTTGATTGATATTGATTGTTTCAATCCATACTTCAAGAACATTTGAAGATTCCGGATCATGTAATTGTCGAACCTTGACCAATCTTCAATCGACCAAGAATCAAACAACAAACGACCGTATAATTCAAGCGGTGATTTTTTCGCATTAAAGTATTGAAAGAATTCCAATTCATGCCGTCTTCGGTCGTGACTTGATCCAGCGCCGGCAATAACATAATTCGTTGTAATAATTATTTTCGGCGACCTTTCAAATGGAATAAAGATTTCATCTTTGTTTTTTCGGTTGACGGTTATTCCTTCCGATATCAAAGAAAACAATTGCTCAAAGTCAAAGTTCTTTTTAACGTCGTCGAACGCCAGGACTTGCGTGTCTAAATTCACGCGCTGATAAACGAAGTCACCTTTTGAATTGAAAGCTTTGCCGTCAATCTTTACAATCTTTCGAATATAAGACAAGGCCGTCAACATCAATGACTTTCCAGAACCGCCATTTGCGTTGTCGTCGATTTCTTGGTCATTAAAAATGATTGCCTTTTGATCTGTTTTATCTTTGAACGTGTGCAATAAATATCCAAGCGTTGATTCAAGCGCCGTTATTCGTTCCGGATTTTCGGCGGATACCTTTGAAATCAAATCTTGAAAGTCATTCTTGAATTCATTAACTGGAATAAAGTCGCGGTTCAAAATTTGATTTTCCCAAATATATCCTTCCACATCAATATAAGATTGAAGAACGACGGAATTCTTGGTCACCTTTGCGACGCCATTTCGAAACGGAATCAATGAAATATCTTTTGTATCTTGCAGCATCTTCAATCCAATCGAATCAATCATGTTTAAATGATTCTCGTTGAATAGATAAACTGATTTCGAACAATAGTTCCAAACTTTTATTTCACCGCGCGACATCAAGAATTGAAGAACAAAATCTTTTATTTGATCGGCCGATGAAAGACGAACTTTGTTTTCTTGAACTCGGACAAATGTTGGTTTTTCAGCATTTTCCGGATAATATTTGTTAAATCCATTCTTGACCAAAAATTCAGCATATTTCAACGGTTCAATTGTTATTGATTCGCCGGTCTTTTTTTGTTCAATTATCCAAAATATATCCTCGGAAGTTGAAAGATCGGTTTTAATATCGTCGATGACATCTTCATCAACATTCAATTGCTTTTTAATGTCGCGCAAATTTACGCCTTGTTTCAATTTTAATTTTACCTTTTGAACCAAATCGACATTCTCAAAATATTTGATTCCTGGCGATGCTTTTTTGTACGCGCTTTTTATTGTCAAGATTAATTCGGACAAACTAAATGATTCGCTTATAAAATTGGCCTTCAAATAATATTCGGCGGTATCTTTTGAAATGTTGTATTCACAAAAACAAGCGGCCACCTTAAAAATATAAGCGTTTCTTGATCCTTCGATAAATGAACAACCGAAATCAAATTTCATTATACGGTCAATGATCTTGTCTTCGTCGGTCAATATACATGTTGGCGCTTTTTCCGTAAAGTCGAATCCTTTTTCTTGTTCAATGGATGTGAATTCTTGACAAAATTCGTTAATGTAAGCTTCCGGATCAAATGATTCAAAACAAACCCTTGAAACGTTGCAAGATGTTTTGTCAAAGTAATCGGAATCAATAAATTTTTCAAAAGCTTGAAATCTTCGTTTATGTTCGTCCTTCGTTGATTTCGGAATCTTAATAACGACCTTCAATCCTTTACCACCTGGCGAAGTGAAAACCAAATAAACAAACGGACAATTAATTAATCTTTGCCGTTCGGCATGCATTGTGACGGCATCCGGATAATCGTCAAAGTCCAAAACACAAAGTCCTGAATGTTCAACAAGGCCGTTGTCGTTTCGTTCGTTGAATGTTCCGTTGAACATAATGGCCAAAAGTGAATTTTTCATCGTTCGATGTTCTTCGGAATTTTCATCCATTGCACGAAGACGGTCAATCTTTTTATTTAGATCGGAATAACCGTTTTTAATTCGTTCGTAAACATCAAGAATCGTCAATGTATATGGCGTTTCTTTGGAATTAAATAAACTTTTAAAGACGGAAAGTTTTGGAATGTTCATTTTAGTCAATTAAAAAAAGCCAAAGAACTTTCCCGGATGCAGTCGGTACTCGTTCAATGGCCTTA